ATGTCATAAGCCTTCTCTGGATTGCATTTGAGACACCCATTTCCACTTACAGTTTCCAGTTGGGTACACCCGCAGTGTTCCCATTTATGTTCACTTGTCATTGAAATAACCTATTTATGTTCCACTGCTTCTCAATAGTGAATTCAACTCTGGGATTATCACCATCGATGTCATCAGCATTTATCATGTGTCCCATGTTAAACTGAAAGTTCATGTCCCAAGACTTCTTGTGGTATTTGATACCAACGTAAGGCATGTCGTATGACAGTTCATCACGATCATCCATCGGGTTTCCAGTAGTAGGTGAGGACAAGTGTTTGCCACCAGCGACAAAGTACACATCGTCTTCCGCATATGCGGCGCCAGTCCACCAACCGACCACAAAGAAACACCAGAGTAAAAGTAGTTTATGCATTTTCTTCTCTCCTTTGCTTCAGTTTCTTTGCCTGTTTCTTAATCTTTTTCATGGCGCGTTCTAACTGAAGAGGTCCAACTCGTTGCAAGAAACTTTGACCAAGCATGTGGTCATATTCGTGAAGGGCAATACGGGCCCAGACACCATCAAACTCTTCGATGACCTCTTCTTGTTTCTCGTTCGTATACGACATAGTACACTTCTCTGGTCTCTTCACTTTCAGCATCAGGCCAGGAGCACTCAAACATCCCTCTTCCATCATTACAACTTCTTCACTCATGGAAATCAGTTTTGGATTGATAATGTTCCATCTGTGTCCCTTGATTCCCATTGTGAACACCTTTGCATCCAGACCGACTTGGTTGGCAGACAATCCGACTCCACCAATTGTCTTCTGGTATCTCCACAGATCATCGACAAACTCTTGTACGTTGTCCCAATCATCAAATTCTTCTGGCACCTTCTTTAGCAGAGGGTCGTTAAGCGGCAGTAGTTCCATCTCTTTCATGACATCACCGAATAGTTTTGTATCTTTTCAAACTTAATTTGACTTCTAAATTTATCAAACAGTTGATCGCCCTTGTGTGAGATTACAAAGACGTTTGTTTGATCTCCAATAGTATTTAGTAGTTGCATCACATAGTCAGTTCCGTTGTTGTCCAGAGAGGAATCAAATACCTCATCCAGAATCAACAGATTTGTACTGGCACTATTCTTCATCTTTGCGATAGTTCTCCATGTGAACAACAACGCCAAGTCAATTCTCTGTTTCTCACCTTCACTGAAGGATGCATAACTAAACTTGTCTCTGTGTCGAGACTTAATTGTTTCATTGAATTTCTCATCTAACTCAAAGTGTACAAAGAAATCCATTGACTGCAAATACTTGTTGACCAGTTTGTTGATCGCAGGCAAGTATTGTTTGATAATTCTGGTCTTGATACCACTGTCCTTCAACAGATGCGACACCGCAGTGTTGTAGTGTTGTTCTTCATTCTTGGATGCCTTGATATCGTTCTTTGCCAAAACATCTTTGGCCATCGACTTCAGTTTCTTGGTTTCCTCATCGATGTTGCCAGTGTTTTCTTTTGCACTAGTGAGATCAGACCGCAAAGTATTTCTGTATCTTTCCTGAGACAACAGTTCTGTTTGAAGTTGATTGATACTATCAGACAGTTCAGAGTAGACTCCCAGAGTTTCTAAGACTTCTGCGTATTTTTTGTCGATTCCTTTGAGGGCTTTTGAGAGGTCTCCAATCTCTTCGGACTTTCTTTCTTGCGTCTGTCTCTTGTGTTCGTGGGGAATGCCTTGTTTACAGGTGGGACACTCGGAGTTATTTTCATAAAACTCTAACTCTTTTTCTGCCTGTTGGATATAGGATTGAAATTGTTTTTTGTGGGAGTCGAGTTCTCGTTGGTCTCCTTTTGGATCACCAAGTTCCAGTTTCTTCTCCTGCTGCTGTTCAAGTTCCTGTTGGTTTGTGTCGATATCCTTCGTGAGCGCATCAATCTGTTCCTCCAAGTTTTGCAGTTTTTTACTCTTGTCACTCTCAAGAGTGTCAATATATTCTTTCTGTACTTTTGTCTTGTGTTTAGCAAGTTCAACTTCACCATCAATGATGCGAATGTCTTCTTTCAGAATGTTCATCTTTTCTTTGAGCAAAACATTCATGGTGGTGAAGATTTGTATGTCGAGAATGTCTTCGATAATTTCTCGACGGGCAGCAGAAGGTAACTGCATGAAGGGGGTGAAAGAGGCACTACCCAGAATGACAATCTGAGTGAATGACTTGTAATTTAATTTGAGGATACTTTCTTCAAGATACTTTTGCGTATCTCGCAGTGCGGCATCTTGGTCAAGAAGCTCATCGTTGCAGTATATCTCAAAGACATTCGGTTTCATTCCGCGAATGACCTTGTACTGTTTTTGGCCAACCACAAACTCAATCTCTACCACCATCTTCTTGCCGTTGATAGAGTTTACAAGTTGTGGTTTGTTGATGTTGCGGAAAGGTTTGTTAAACAAACCAAAACACAAGGCATCAAGACAGGTAGACTTACCACTGCCGTTCTCACCCACGATCAGTGTTGTGGGGTTGCGGGTAAAATCTATCTCAGTGAAATTGTTGCCAGTGGAAAGAAAGTTTTTCCACCGTAACTTTTGAAACGTTATCATACATTATTATTCCATGTGTTGTGCTTCGACATAAAGGGCTTGCACAACCGATGTCAATTTGTTTTTGTCTAGGTCAGTAACAGTGTTATCAATGTAGTCTCTGAGAAGGGTCATCGTATCATCTACGGCAAGTTCTACATCATCACCAACCGCATCATCTTCAAACTCAGAGAAGTCTTCTACGATTTTCAATTCTACACAGTTGCAAGTATACAGGGAATCTACCAGTTTGTCAAACTTTAGGAAGTTCTCTTTCTTTACCACAATAAGTTTAACGCAAGAACCGACAACACCAGAAAGGTCAAAAGAGCTGTCTCCGTCCATATCGTTATAGAAGAGTTTGTGAAACATCCTGTAGGGATTTTTGATAAAGTCGAGTTGGTTCGTTCCCGTATCATAGATATGAAATCCTCGGTCATCATCGAAATCAGACCATGTAATTTCGTATGGATTGCCAAGATAAGTAATATTGTCCCGAGAACTACGATGATGGAAATGGCCGCTGCATACCAAATCAAAATGGTCAAAGGCATCAGTATCCATTCCGTGAGGGTTTGGGATACCTTTATACATTTGGAACCCAGAAAACTCAAAGTGTCCAAAACATACTTTGGCATCCGTTGACTTAACAGCATCCATTGTAGTTTTATAATTGTCGTTACATATCCAAGGGACGAATAAAATTTTTCTTTCATCTAACGTTATCTCCGTGACTTCGGGATAGACATGGATGTTGTCATATTCCTTCAGTAACAATTCTAGTGAGTTTACGTCATTGGTATTTTTATAATATGTGTCATGATTGCCTGGAATCATGTGCAATGTCATACCAAGGCGTTCTGCCTGCCCAAAAAAATACTCTTTGCAAGACTTGAGTGTGTTGTAGTTGATAAACTTTCTTCTATCAAATGCATCACCCAAGTGTACAATAGTATCTATGTTGTGTTCTTGCAAGTACGGAAAAAAATACTCATCATAGAATTTCTTAAAATACGCATCAAACGCAAGACTGTCTGACCTAGCACCAAAGTGAGTGTCAGTAATCAATGCTACTTTCATGAAATAGCCTTATTCATTTTGTAGGAAAATATCTCGTAGTATCCATTTTTGGATAACAACACCTCTTCGTAATTCTTTCTGTACTGTGCCAGTTTAGAATCAATGGTGGCGGGGTCTTTCAACATATTTATCTTGTCCCTAAACTCTTCAAAGTCATGGACTCTTTGCCACTCATCAATGTTGTATGTATTGTTCTCATCATAGTTCTTGTAGACAAAGGGAATCATACCAATCGCAAGTGCCTCTACATACCTTGATGTTGTTGCGGCAGGGTCTTTCCAGTTGAAACACAATGTCGCACGGCAGGCTTCTAGTTTGGGATACAACAAATTCCAATCCTTGATCCACGCAGCCTGTCTCTTGATACCAGAGGGAAACCCACCAATGAGAACGGTAGAGATGTCGGGGTCTCTGTAAATCTTACGAATAAACTTGTCTCTGTCACACCCCGTTTTCATTCGACCCCAA